AATGAAATCAATGCCTACAAACCAGAAGAATACTGGACAATTGACGGAACCTTCAAGAAAGGAACCCGTCAGTTTCAGGCCAGCTTTTACGGTATGAACGGTAAAAAGATGCGTTCTATCTTTGTATTCGAAAGAAATAAAAGCTTTCTCGTTTAGATGATTGTGAATCTTCGTAAGAGCAGAGTCTGTATTCAAAACTTTCTTAGCAACAGTAAAGTCAAAAGTAGATGAACCAGTTTCGAGATTGCGAACCCATGCGTCATCATAATAGTTCAATGCGCCCTGCTTATCATTATCTATTGATGCTACTTGACGCAAATTCATATCATGGATTGTTAAGAGCATTGCTACAACCACCTCTCTTCAAATTTTACTGATAAAGTAGGTTTCTTTTTAACCCAGCTTGATGTATAAATCTCAAGTTGACTTTTTCCAGGAGGAAGCGTAATCCATGAAGAACCATGGACCCTATCTCCAAACTTATTGATCCCATCAACCATGATTGTGTCTTCCTCGTTGTTGATAACGATTGTAGAACCAATTGGATAGCGATTGGGGATATCTTTGGCCGTTGAGACAAAATCTTTTTGATACATGAATTCGTCCAGATACATGTGTGATAGCAATGGACGGTCTCTAACTGCTCCTAGCGTAATATGAATTTTTGCTGATTTTTTACCTTTTATTTCAGGTACAACAAAACTATAATGAGAGCCTTTAAAGTACACATGCAGCCTATCATCATTTCTTCTCAGCTCTGTCCAACCTTTATTCGCAAAGAAAGGATCTTCAGTTTCTCCTTGAGGACCGGTTCCTATGAAATACCACCACTTGATGTATTTATATCCACCTTTGCCATCTGTAGTAAATACACTATACTCACAGTCCACTGTTGTGTAACGCTTATACGTTTCAACACCGTACAAAAAATCCCCATTCGTATCTGATACTGTAACCTTTATGAACCCACGTTGGCTAGCGATTGCAGCCATAAAAATTTGTCGCCATAGGAGATAATCATTTAAAGACCCTACCTCTCCATTGCTATCGGCAGGAATAGTCCACGTTAAGCTTTGAGCGTTATTTTTATTTTTCTCCAAAGCTCCTATATCTGATAATTCAATATGATTCCCTCCCCACATATCTGATGTACTTAAAGTTCCAACTAAGCGTTCCTTGTTATCGTTTGTGATAGCTACGCCCTTATCAGAGTTTTGAAATCCTCTCAAAATGTTAGAACCTCTATAATCCAGCAGAACTTGGGAAGCCGTCGTTATTTCAGCATCAATTTCCTCGCGATTGCCCATTTCAAAGGCTGACTTAGAATTGACAACCCCAACATAGCCATTATCAGAGTTGTTTTTGATAGTGATGATTGGGTAAGTGTCCACATTCCCTTCGTTATTGATGTTAAAGACAAACTTACCTGTTTCGAATGTCGGATTAGACACTTCTTTGTATGCTGACGAATGAGCTACACCGTCTGGAACGATGAATTTCATTGAGCCAGTTGATCTGCGACCAATCGTTTCCTGCATCGAAATACTTTCAATAGGCATGGCCAGATAGTATTTATCAGGCTCATCTGAGAAGACAAGTTTTTTAGCACTGCTGACATTAAAAATACCCGCAAGCTTATGCTTGAGGGCATTTCTATCTTTAGACCAAATAGAGAATTTTACTTCAATGAATTTCGCTTCTATGGTTTGTTGTTGAATATTTACTCCAACACTTGCAGTATAAGATGTCGTGATAGAGCGATTATTCCCAATATCTCGTTGAATATCATGAATTTCGATAAGTTCACTTAAATCGAATTTGTTAAAATTCATAGTAACCACACTCATTCAAGTACTCCTCTCATCATCATTTGTAGTTTTTCATATTCTTTTTGCTTCTTAGTAATAATATCCGTAACTACAGTACTATCCATATAAGTATCTGAGTCTTTATTAAGGATAGCGGTAAGCAATTTTTCTAAGCTTGCTCTCAGAATCCTCATCTCAGACACGACTTTATCTGTATCTTGTCCGTTTTGAGCATTAGTAGTTTGAACAGTGATATTACGCTGAGCCGCTTCCATTTCTTGCAAGAATTTAGCGTCACTCGGAATCCCGATACCAGAAGCATATTTAGGAACACCCATCTCACGCATCAATCTTCTTGTCTTATCCGCTCGCAAGACCTTTGAACCTCTCGGAAGAGGAAGCAAGACATCTCTGCCTTGAGGAATAAAACTCTGACCATTTGGAAGAGTAACCATTTCCTTGTAGTTGCTGTTCCTTTGGTCGTTGACGATAGCAAGACCACCAGGGTGATAGTTGGTACCGTGGGCATGCTTGCTCGCAAAGATATTGGTAAAGAAATTACCAGTAACACTATCAATCCAACTCTTAATACCTGATAGAACTCCAGAGGCATTGTCTCGAGCATTAATAGTAACAGTTTTGTCCTGAATACTATTAACACCACTTTTTACCTCGCTAACAGTACCAGAAGTGCTATTCTTAGCAAGAATATCCACTGGATTATACTGCTTAATAGCATTGATAGCACTGCTTGTCTCGTTTCGTACACCAGCAGTCTGATCAGTCGCAAACAAATTGATAGGAGCTTCCTGTTTCGGAGAGTTTACACTTGCTTGAGCACTTCCGACAGCAGCACTTGTGTTATCTACTGCATTTAACGATTTAGTCTCGACAGAGGCAAAATTCCAAGCTGTAATCTTGTCAATAGATAACCGACCATTGTTCAGAGCATTCGTAGGGTCTACCTTCAAGTCTTTTGTAAACGGTGTGGTCGCATTCCAGGTTGTCAGAGTATCAGTAGAACGAGCAACTGCCTTTCTTAGACTTTCATCAGTAGCGAGCAATTCCTTCTGTTTTGGTTTCAGAGACTCATAGTTAGACAGAGCTTTCGAGGCTTCATCTGCCTTGCTCATGATATCCGTATTTTTCAAAAGAAGTTCCTTAACTTCAGCTGGCATACTATTCCATGTTTTAAGATGAGTTTCACTATCAAAGATAGCTTGTAGCCCAGCTTGGTTCTTGACAATCACTTGTTTCTCTTCGAGAGTCATGTCTTTCCATTTACCAGATTCGACAAGAGCCTCAGCAATAGTAGCACGAGCATTCGAGTTGATTTCCGCAGTTTTAGCAATAAACTGCAATTGTTCCCAACCTTCAGCAGATTTAGCAGCCTCTCCGATAACTTCCTTAACATTAGACTTGACTTGGAAATTTCCGTTCTTATCGATGTTACCGACAAGCAATGACCAGGCATCGTTAGCCTCTTTCACTTCCTTGCTCATCTCACTAGTATATTTAGCAAGAATGCTGTGTGAATTACCTACCTTTTGAGAAGCTACCGCAGCTTTCTTCCCGATTTCTTCATAGGATAGGCCATACTCTTCCAGAACTTTCTTGGCTTCTTCCCAATAGTTCCAACTTTGACCAGTACGAGCTTTTACCTTAGCATCAAGATTTTGCATGACCTGGTAATACTTACTTCCCAAAGCTTCCATGGTTTGATGGTGTTTAGATTCTAGTTCTTGAATTTTTTTATTGTAAGTTTCTTGATCAATTGCTTTCTTGTCCAATAACTCTTTCCATTCACTTTTAGAATTTTCAAAGAGCTGTTTTTCATCGTCTAAAGCTTTTTTTAGAACATCCTTTGTGTGCTTCAATTGAGTCTCGTTGAGAGCGCTAATTTCTCCATTCAAAGCCTTCCTTGCAGCAGCTTCTTGCTCTGCTGACAAGTCCATCATGGAGAGTTTCGCCTTAATCATCTCATTCTGATTGTTCAGGATGATTTCTTTCTCCTCTTGAGAGAACTTGCTTGCATCGCCATTATGTCGCTGATAAATCTCATTGATTTGATTCATCATAGCCTCAGTGTTAGATACAATCCGGCCATTTCTTTCTTTGGCTCTCGCAATATCTTCCTCGCTAAGGCCCCACTTAGCGCCCAACTCTTCTATCCGTTTGTTGCTTTTATCTGCAGCTGCAACAATCTCTTCATAGAGTTTTTTAAAAGCTCCAGATACCTTATCAGCATCTCCAGCATGAGTTCCAAAATTGGCGACGACCGTACTAGTTTCATCTACTACCTTCTGGAAATTTCGCAATTCTCCACGCTGAACGTCATCTAAAGTAGAGCCAAATTCCTCCGCTTTGATGCGAGCTTCATCTTTTTTATGGCCTAAATAAACTAAACCACCAGCCAATAAAGCAGTTCCGCCAACTAAAAGCCCAACAGGACTCGTCAACCCAGCCAAGGCTGTCTTGAGTAGCCCAGTTTTTCCAGTAATTCCAGCAACCTGAGTAGCCATCTCAGTCGCTTCCGTACCCGCTTTTTTAAGACTTAATCCTTTGGAAAACAGATTCGAAACTTTGCTGCCGCTTTTAAAAAGAAATCCTAATCCCGTTGATGCATTCCCTATCATGTTCAGAAACGGATATCCTAGAGCTAAAAAGCCACCAAACCCAAGTACTAACCTTTTTGTACTTTCGGGTGCCTTATCTAACCACTCAATAAACTGACTTACCTTTTCAATCGTAGGTGTGAGTAGTGGTAAGAGTTTCTGACCAATATTGATTTGAAGTACTTCCAAGCTTGACTTGAATCTCTCTACTCCATTTTTAGATGATTTTGATAGCTCATTCGACAATTTCTTAGTATATCCACGAGCATTTTCAGTTTCCTTCGTAAGATTACGTAGCGCATCCCCTCCTTGGTTGATAAGGGCATTCATACCAGTTTGAGCTTCAACACCAAAGGCGCGAGCGATAGCAGAGGATCTCTCAGCCTCTGTCCACCCTTTTGTCGATTCTTTGATGCGATCGATAATGTCTGGTAACTTCAACGAACCAGACTGGAATTCTTCAACGCTAAATCCTAATTCGCGCATTGCTTTTGCATTAGATTTAGAAGGTTTCAATAGTTTTGACAATGCACCGCGTAATGCCGTACCAGCTTTCTCACCAGAGATACCGTTGTCAGAAAGCAGACCGATCGCAGCTGATGTCTCCTCAACAGACATACCTAGTGAATGAGCTACAGGTCCGATATATTCCATTGCAAGTCCCATATCTGAGAAGCCTGCGGATGTTTTATTAGCTACATACGTCAGGCTATCAGTTACCCTGCCAGTATCCTTTGCATCAAGCCCAAACTGTCTCAATATATTTGTGGATGCATTCATAACTACATTAAAGTCATCGCCAGATGCTTTAGCTGCATCTAAGATGCTCGGCATAGCGGCAATAGTTTGATTAGAATCAAAACCTTTCTTGATGATTTCTTGCATCCCTTCGTTAATAGATGCTGTCGAAATCCCATATTGTTTCGCCCAACCTTTAGAACTTTCACCTAGCTTTTCTGTAGTACTATTCAATTCATCCGCAGTTGGGATAGTATCTGCTAGAAGTGATTTTGTCGTATTCATCTGACTTTCGAAATCTATAGCTTTCTTAGTTGATAAAGCAAAACCAGCAGTTAGGGCTGTCGATACAGGTTTCATAGCATCACCCATTGCACGAAATTTTTCGCCACCACGCTTAAAGGTGTCCCCTAGCTTGTCCATCTTCCCAGCCCAGCTATTCTCGCGACCAACATCTTTTAAAGCTTTTTCAACTCCACGTAGCTGGTTTTCCATCGCTGCCAACTTAGCATTCTCACGCTGAATATCAGCAGCAGCCTTGTCAAACTTAGCTGTCCCAGGATCAAGTTTGTCAAAGCTTTTCTTTAGCTCATCCAAGACTTTACGCTGTGAATCAATAGCTTGTCCTAAAGTCTTATATTTTGCTTGAAGTAACCCAGCATTTTTTTCATTTCCTTTCAAAGTACTATCCAAAGAACGGACATTGTTTTGAAAGTACTTTACAGAGTTTTTTGCA